CAAAAACTTGACCACCAATAAGGTTTATAGGCTTTAGACCGTATGGGGCAGAAACGGTAGGATATGCCATTTAAAACTCCTTATTAAGATTGATTACCTCTACCAAAGCTTGTCGTAGATTTCCGTTCATTAAAGATTGGCATCCTTGGGTCACTCTGGCGCATTAAATTATTATCTACAGCTTCCGTTTGTTGTCTGGTCATCTCAGCATAGTAATCCTGCTGTTGTTGAACAAACTCTTCTGGGGTTTTGCAGAGTAATAACCCGCCAATCTCGATGTTGTCTTTAAAACGTCCATCGGGATCAACTAGCAATTTAAATTTCGGTTGCTCTTCGATTCTTACTGGCTCCCATCCTTCTCTCAGTCTGGATGATAGATTGCGGGGATCAGCTTGATTCAACATAGAAACACGAATCCAGCGATAAGCAAAACCAGCCTGTTTATCAGGTTCTGGCAACAACTCAGGCGGTCTCCATGCTTTGGGACGTTCTTCTTGTTGACGATTGCTTACTTCACGGGGAACTCTAGTTTGTTTATCCATTTTGGGACTCCAATTTAGTTAATTCCATAGCGTATTGCTCTGGAGAAAGGTTGAATTTCTTAGCCAAAGCTAACTGTGTCTGCGTAAGTTTGATCTTTTTGGAGGATGTGGACCTAGTGGCAGGTGCTACTACCGTGCTGGGTTTATTAATTTTTACAGGGTCTTTGGTCCCTGTGTCCTCTTCAGAGAATTTCTCTGGAAAGCGTTTCCGAACTTCAGTATTAATGACGTTCCAGTAGTGATCGGAGCCCAAAGGTACTCCTTCCCTTTCTAAACGCCTATGAATACCTGATGCCAGGAATGTCATATCATCATCTTCACCATACCACTTGTTTTTGTCAAGCCACGACTGGGTTTTTGAATCCAATCGCTGGGGTGCTGGTTGCTGATGTTGTATTTGTACTTCATTTTCCTGAGCTTGTAAAGCATTTTCGTCATACTGAGGTTTATAACGCTCAATATCTTGAGCTTTCATCTTAACTTCAGTTAAACGCTCTTGTGCTTCTACAAGTCTTTCAGAATCGCCAGAGTCATACGCTTCTCTATATTCACGCTTTGCTTCAGAAAGCTCACGAGAAATATTTTCCTTAGCAGTTGAAACATAAACCTTTTCTCCGTCATTTAAACGGCCTTTTAAGGCTTTATTTTCATTAATAACTAAGTTAGCTACACGAATAGCCTCTTGATGTTCACGCAAAGCTGCTTCTTTTGCCCTGCGCTCATCATTAACCAGCTTTTTCATTTGAAAAAGTCGTTGTCTTGCCTCTTGAGAGTAGTTTTCTAAGTCATCTTCATCAATTTCGTCCACAATATTCTTGGGAAGAGGTGTTTTTTCTTTATCTTCTGGTGGAATATCATCTTCAATTTCAATTTCAAACTTAGTTTCTGGTTCATTTTCCACTTCATCAGGGAATTTAAACTCTTCACCTTTAAATTCAGCCATGTTTTATCTCCTTAAACACGAGTGATGCCACGAGGATCTTGAACAATACCCTCGACAGAATCATCATTGATTATTCGGAACTCTCTACCGTGAATTCTTAGTCTAGTTCCCGTGTTTGGACGGGCTAAAATAAAATCACCGACTTTGCACCAAGGTCCATTAGGGAACCTAGTCTTGTCTAAGTAGCAATCAGGACCCATTTTGACCACAAAAAACACAGTAGATAGGACTTCTTCATAAGCTAATGTGGAATCAGCTTTAAGAATGCCTCCTGCGTGTTCTTTTTCGGCATCTGGAATAGCGCAAAGGATGCGATATCCAGAGGGTTCTGGTAGTTGGTTGGCTTTTTCTTCGGGTGTTTCTGGTAGTACTGTGGTTGCGGTTACATCATCGGGGTTTGAACCCAATATGATTTCACTCATCAAAATTCTCCATGTTTTTTCTCAGGTCTAACATATAAAGACGTGCGGTGAGAAGGCCTGTAATCTCTCCACACATCCGCTGGTACTCAGAGTAGTCTTTAGCTTCTCCCGTACCCAGAGACTCTTCGAGCCTCCGAACTTTCTCATCTAGGTTTTGGATTAGATGATCTAGTATTTTTTCTTTCATTCTTTACCTTTTGGTTTAACTTTCTGTTGAGTGTTGTGTTTATGCAAATCTACTGTTAAACGTGCAGCTTCTTGCTGTTTTTGAGCATTAATTTGAGCTTTAGCTTGACCAGTTTGAGCTCCAATACGCAAACCTTCCATACGTTCTTTAGCAGCCAATTCAGCTTTATCTTTTTCTGTTTTGGCTCCAACTTGCATACCAGCAATTTCTTTTTGGGCTGCAATACGTTGTTTTTCAATTTCCAATTGGTCAGCTTTAGAAAGAGCATCAATCTGCAATTTCTTCTGCTTAAGATCCATTTCTTGTTGTTTAAGTTGCAATTCTTTCATTTGCATTTGAACAATAGGATCGTTTTGAGCTTGTTGAGCTTGTTGGGCTGCCACAGCAGTTTGATTTTGTTTTAACAAATTCTGAGCTACAGGAACTGCCATACGGGAAATCTGAAGTTCCATTTCTGGAGACAATGCTTCTTCGCCATCCTCGCTATATGGAATTTCAATGCCCATTTGCTGTTGCATCTGCCGTCTATATTCCATGCCAACGTGCTCAGTAATGTGAGCTTGCATCGCTTGGATCATCATAGGAGCTTGTGGATTTTGACCAATGACTTGTTTGATCTTTGGATCATTCATAGCAGCCATATGAATTTGAATATGGGCTTGATGATCTTGATACATAAACGCTTTTAAAGGCTTGTTTTTTAAGGCATTCATGTTCTCTGTAATAGGATCACATGGCTTTTCATCTTCTGGCAAAGGCACTAGCTTTTGGGCGTTCTTAATCCCAATTACGCCAAGCATCTGGCGGTGCAAAAACGGTAGGTTATATAACTGTGGTGCAGTCTGAGCCAGCTGTAAAACGGCCTGATATTGAACTACTTTTTGAGACATCGTAGCTGCATTAGGATCTGAGACGGGGATGATGTTAACCATCGCATAGTCTTTTTTCCGTGCCTTTGGAGTGCCTGTATCAGGTTGGTAATCGTAATCGCCAGGAGCATTGTTTTCAATAATCTCTTTAAGCAGTTTAAATTCCTGTTTCATGGCGTAGTGAATACGGGCTTGAATCGCAGACATTACTTTAAGTGTGCGCTCTAAGATAGCCAAAGTAGTACCAACTGGGGACTGGCTAGACATATCAGAGACTTTTAAATCCCCTGCCGAAGCAAATCTACGTCCGTCTTCAATGATTTGATTTAACAAAGTAATCAAGGTTTGGCTTGGTTCTTTGTACGGCAATGGCATGATGTTATCTTTCATTGCACCACTTGGGACATCAACGTCCCTAAATTCGCCTGGGGCTATCGGTGTATCATCACCTTTGACTCGCAACCCACGGGTCTTAAAGCCACCTGGCAAGTTTGCAAGTGACCCTGCATCAACCAGCTGGCGGAGTATTGAAGTGCCAGATTTAGCAAAAGCACCGAGCAAATGGACAATACCAAAATTGTAAAAACCGAAACCAGGAATATAGCCATAGTGGACGAAATGCTGCCTTTTTTGATGTTTTTTATCATTTTCCCTCCAGTTACGTCTAATTGAAAGAATGGTCGATGTATTCTTTTCAATTGTGACAACGTAAGGTAATGCGATACCAGTAGGTTCGCCAGTTTTATCTGTGTGCTCATGACCTTCTAAGTCTAGATCAACGTGCATCTCAAGGATCTTAAAGCGGTCATCTGTAGATGCTCTAAAACCCAGCTTTTCTGCAATTTTCTTTTCTACTTCATCTAATGTATTGATTGGATCGCCAAGGTCTACGTCACGGTAAAAGCCTGATACTTGAAGCTTACGCATCTCATTTTCGGTTTTACGCATAACGTGGGTAATACGTTCTGCAGTTTCAAGGTTTGATGCGCCATAAGGAACTACAAGGTCATCAGCAGGAACATAAACGGAAACCTGACGGCCTAGCTGTTGGTCTTCATAAACCTTTTTAAATCCGTTGCCAGATAAACCCATGCCCCAAAGCATCCGTTCATGTTCTGGACGAAACTCCACCATAACATCGGTAATTTCATAGTTCATGTCATCTTCGACACGCTGGGCTGCATCTTTTTTCTCTGGAGTTTCTTTGCCAATAATCTGGGTTCTAACAGGACCAGAGGCTGGAAAAGTCTCCATAATTGTTTCAGCTTGGAATTTTACGACTGCTTCGGCTAGGATAGGATGATAAACACCACAAGCTCCTTCCCAAGGTTCTGAGCGTTCTTCAATCTTTAAACCAAGTAGCTCTAAACCGTCAACATAGGTTTGAATCCAGTCTTTACGGGAATCAACGTCTGCAATAAAGTCTTCTACTAATTCAGAACCTAAAGTCTGCAATACAGAATCAGAAAGGCTTTCTGCAATATTTTCATTAAAGTCTTCAATCTCGCTAGGTAAAATTTCTAATTCAAAATCACCCATGCCAATTCTGACTGCCTCTGGATCTTCGATTTCAATTTCGATATCTGGAGCATCAATAGCTGCCAAGCCTTGCGGGGCTTCGTATAAAGACTTTTCGATTGCCATAAAGTGTTCCTTTAAAGTTTGTTTATTCTATTCCGAATATTAGTAATAGGCTACTTTTCTACGGAACTCACGAGGTTCATCGGGTTCATCCGTAGGAAGATTTACAAAGCCACCTTTTCTAAAGCGGAGCAAAGCTTGAGTTGTAGAGTCCACTAAGTCATCGTGGTCTGAATTTGGAAAGGCTGCTAATTCTTCGATTACTTCTTCTGCCCAGCGTTTACGGGGAGCCCAGACTTTACCTGAGGCAAATAGATCGGAAATAGCATTAACCCTTGAAATCTTATCATTTCCACGAGTAGGAGTGTACTCCTGTATGGGTACGCCCATCCTTCTTAGTTCAAAAATCAATGGTGATCCTGATGCTTTTGCTTCCACAATACACGCATCTGGTAGCCATTCTTGGTACATTTGATGCGCTCTTTCTTTTAACTGAGGAAACTCAAGCCGTTCTTTATACGCATCCAAAAGAATAATATGGGGATCCATTTCATTCTCATTCATGTAAAAGACACCCCATGTTGTACAGGCGGAATAGTCTGAACGCTCATTCTTAGTAAAGGCGGTATCCCAAGATTGGATAATAAAGTTGCATTGTGGCGGTCTTTCGTTTTCCCATTCTTTCCACCATTCTCGTTTAACTAGCGCACCTTCTTCTGAGGTAGGGTCTTGTTGATACTGCGCTGCCCATTTGGATAGCGGTAGTTCTTCCCGCAGGGCGCATAGTTCGTCATAACTCCAGAACTCAGGCCATAGAGGTTTTTCGTTTTTTTTAATGGCTGGTAGGGAAATCATGTCCCATACTTCGCCATCTCGGTCAATAATGGATTGACAGATCTTTCCTGTTAGGTCTCGCTTTGACCAGCGGGTCATCACGATAACTATGGATCCTCCTGGTTGGAGACGTTGACGTGGACCAGACGTATACCATTCAAAAACCTTATCAAAGACCGAAGGGTCATTAGCAGCTAAGGCTGCTTCTTGCTCTGAATGAGGATCGTCAATAATGAGTAGATCTGCGCCCTTACCTGTGACAGTACCCCCAACACCAATAGCGAAGTAATCACCATTAGCATTAGTGGCCCAACGACCAGCAGCCTTGGAATCTGACCTAAGTGCAACATTAGGGAATACTTTTGAGTACGCATCGGAGTCCACCAAGTTACGAACCTTACGTCCAAATCCTACCGCAAGTTCAGCCGTATTGGAACATTGAATAATTTTTTTATTAGGAAATTTACCAAGATACCAAGCGGGTAATAAAAAACTGGCAAACTCCGATTTAGTATGGCGGGGAGGCATATTAATAATCAGCCGTTTAGATTTGCCATTGGCAATATCTTCAAATTTATCAGCCATTAATGCATGGTGGTCCCCATAGATAAACCCAGGCCACATGGTTTGCACAAAGGATAAAAAGCTAATTTGCCCTGTTTCCCGTTTCTTGGCATCGGTATAACCCATAGCCAAAGGTGCAAGTTTCTCCTGCTCCTCCTGAGGGAGTAGCTCTACTAAAGCCATTAAGATTTCTTCTACGTTCACTTAATGTTCCGTAGCTTTAAATACGCTGGGCGAATAGATCTTGTCTTACCCTTGACCCCTTTACAAACCCCAAGTTCAATTAAGACTTTCATTTTGCGGGATACATTACCCCTGCCTTTTTCGCCAGTTAACTTCATGATGTCATCAATAGATGGCCCAAAACCAAACTGTTTCCACCATTCATCAATGACCAAGAACGTCTCTTTTTGTGCAGGAGTCATTTCTCTTTTCTTTCGCATAATCTTTCCAATAGTTTTTCAGTCTGAATTTCTGCGCTTACCCTACGACCCGCTTCAATCTTTTCCATCAATATTTTTTTGTGCAATAGGATATTAAGATAACTACTGACTTCGCCAATCCTTAGATCTAACTCTTCCATATTCATTTTCCGCAGTCCTCCATGCCATCTTGATAATCCCATGTTTGCTTTTTCCTAATTCCTAAATCCCCCAGGCCCCCTGGATAAGACGATATTGCAGCTGCATCACGAAACTTCACTAACAAGCCAATGACTTGATCTAGGATAGCCACTTCCATGTCGTTCTGTTTTTTCCAATCTTCTAATGTCATTTAAAGCGGTCCCAGACATATTTAGGCCAGCCACAACGACAGATCCATTTACCAAAGAATCTATTTGCCAATAACTTGTACCAGTTACCAAAGACAATTCTTTTCCCACAATGGTTGCATACCATCGGCATCTTCATAACTCCATCCTTTCAATAAAAATTGGAGTAGATTCTCCTACCCATGCGTTAGCAATATTAAACTGGTAGTACTCCCAAGCCTCTTCCTCGTCCATACCATCTCTGGTCATCAGAATCTCTATAACCTTATGTAGGTCATAACAGATCACTTCTAAGCCAATTCTATGGGCTATGCCAATAACAGCTTCATCAAAGCCATCGGCCTTAAGTAGGTCTGGGTACTCGTCAGAAATTTTCATATATTTTTTCTCCGTTTTTGTAAAAAAATCATAAGGGGGGTGTTTCTATATCAGCTTCTACGGGGGCCTGTCCAGAACTCTTGACCCCCTCCCTATCATCTTTAAATGAATGCGGGTTTACCCCAATGGACACGGAAGTGCTTGATTCTAAAGGATTAGTCACACTAACACCTGTTAGTGTGTGCGATTCTTTGAGTGGATTACTATGCAAGGGGGCGGAGTCAGCAATTGTAGAAAAAGGGGTGTCGGGGGTCGGTGGGGTCACCAGAACTGGATTAGATGCCCCTTCCCCGTCCTCAATGCTTGCAGTCTGCTGGTCTGGATGCTCTTGGTCTATCTGGTCGGGCTGTTGGTCATCGTCCAGAGCCGTGCTGTCCAGCTCAGAGAGGAGGCGGTCTGCTCTGGTCTTCGCTGTTGCATCGATAGCCGAGCTGGAACGAATAGCCAGACGGAGAGAGGAGAGCAACTGATCCCGCAAGCTGGTGCTGTCGTTAGTGTGAATGATCTCTCTGCGTTCAGTAAAGAGAGAGACCTCGGTCATCTTGCCGATGAGCTCCAGACATCTGATCTGCTGTGCAGGGGCTAGATCAGGATCAAGCGCTTTCATTGTTAGCTGGTGGATTGTGAGCGCCCTCAAATGAGCGGGGAGAAGATATTCCTGAGCTTTAATCGCCACCTTGAATGCCTCTATCTGGGCTGATACTGCCCCGTTCTTGGTGAGCTCTTGCCCTCGCTTGCTCTGGGTCTCTGGCTTGCCCTTGGTCTTGTATGCCTTGCGATACGCTCCCGCCTTGGTCTCACCTTTGGCGATCTCCTCGGCAAACTTGATCTGCTTGGCTGTTAGCTTCTGGTTCGTAGGGTTGCCCGTGCCGAGAATGATCTCCGCCATTGGCACGGACTGGAGCCCCTCTGCTATCTGCTTTCGTGTGAGTTTCATGAGTATTTTTTAAGAATCTGCATCTCCTGAGCTTAGGACATTTCTGCAAGGTCTGCAAGGGTCGGAGGGTCTCTGAGTGTCTGGGTCTCTCCTCTCTCTCTGTCTTCTCCTCTCTGAGTGTCATCCCTTGGGCTGTTCCGCTTCGCTTTCTTTCCCCCGTCCAGCGATGAAGATCGCGCGATCAACTCCCCCAGCTCGTAAGGCTTTGCGGGTTTTATTCCTGGTCACTTTGAAAATGCCCCCTTGATTTATAAGGCTCTGCGGGTTGCGCTTTGTTTTTTCTTTCAGTCATCGCCTTGGAACCCTTATATCTATTGGAGGTGCATAAGCTGCTTACGGCCTTGATCGCCCGCAAACCCTGACAGCATAAGGGCTCAATATTTCTTTTTCTTTTTTGTTTACTTCTGTTGCTTGTCAAGCGTTTTGTTTGTTAGAATCACGAGAGTAGGTAGGTTGTATTTGTATTCATCTGTTTAATTTTCTGCTAGGAGGTTGCATGGTTATTGAGAAAGTAATCCACGGATACGAGGTCACACTCGACACGGACATGGACGGAGCTGGAGACCAGAGCCCAGATCGGGTGACTGGTTGCTGGATCAACAGGGAAGATTTATCTGGATCGCTGGAATGGCTTTTAGCTTACGGCTCTCTGGAGGATTCAGAGGGGCGAGTTTTCCCAGTAAGCGAGCACACTATCGACACTATCGATAGCTGGGCTCTGGCTAATGGCTACTAAGGGGGGCATTATGTTTTCTGTTCATTTATTTTTAATCGATAGGGCTTTTGGTGGTCGTGAGGAGGGTGGCTGGTGGTTTGACTATGGCGAGCCCGAAGACCATCCAGCGAATCGCATCTTCAAGACCAAGGCGGAGGCTATCGCTTACCGAAACAGTCTGGACGATGTAGAGACCGAGCTCAACTCTGGGCGGAGGTCTATTGATTCCGTGCTCTCTGAAGGTGAATTCCGTTTCTTGTTTTCCCGTGGCTATGCCAAGCCGTTCCCAGATGTAAAACCCCGTTACGAGTGAGGATCTTATGCGTTTAGATATTCAAAGAATCAAGGCTTCGGCTGTCCGTGTTGGTGATGTTCTGTGCTTCTTCTCTCCTGATCGCAGTCAGGACTCGGAGGTCTGGAGCATTTATTTCGATGGCAAAAAATTGCATTTCAACGAGGACGAGCAAGGCTCTGCTGTTGCCCCGTCCGACTTTGTTTTTATCTCATTCAAAAAGGAGCAATAAATCATGCTAGACCAATCAATCACCGCCCGTTTAAATTCAACTTGTGCCAGATCCCCAGAGAGTGGGGTTGCTGGTTTCTTTTATATCGATGGGATCCCGACTAAAGGGGTCTGGGTCGATCTTCTGCCCGTCCGTAGCTGGGACGATATCAAGGAAGCTCTGGAGGTTGAATTCCCAGAGGCTGAAATCGATGAAATTCTCATGGCTGATTATGAGGGTGCAATCCTAAAGCCGTTCTACTCCAGTAACTGCGATGCATTCAGCATGGACGAGTGGGCAGAGTTTGCTCAGGAGCTGGACGGCACTCACCTAGATATGGAGATCATCGAGGCTTATTGTTCGAATTTCTTTTATGCCTCAGACATCACCATCGACAAGATCGAGGAGGCTTATTGGGGGCAAGCCGACAGCGATAAGGCTTTTGCTGAGGATTATGCAGACGAGACGGGGCTCCTCTCCGAGGTTCCCCAGACTGTGCGCTCTTACTTCGATTTTCAAGCCTACTGGGATTGTGAGCTCCGTCACGATTTCTGGGAAGCTGACGGCTATTACTTCAGGAGCCTGTAATCATGCAATCAAAAAAACTCAATCAGATAATGAAGTCTCACCCCTTAGCCGTCCTCATGATCCTCACGGCTCTAGAGCGATTCACGGACGAGGTAGCCAAGAGCAAGCCTGAGGACTACCCGCCTCTTGGTCTGGTGCATCCTGAGAGCTGGATTCAACTCGGAAAGGACATTCAGTCACAGCTCAAATAAAGTCACCTCTAAGCCCTCTCTGGAGGGTTTAGGGATTGCCTTTAGGTAATCAATTTAATCAACTGCTAGGAGGTTTAAAAATGAATCAATGGCATATCTGCCCGACTTGCGAGGGCGAGGGCAAGCATTCGCTGGCTATCGGGGTTATTACTTCATCTGATCGGGACGATTGGGACGATGAGGATTTTGAACGCTACGGGGCTGGCGCATATGATCGCAGATGCGAGACTTGCAAAGGGTCTGGGAAGGTCACAACTGCCCAGCTTGAAGACTTTGAGCCCGTGCGCTACTACGCCACGGACGAGGAGTATTACTGGCGCAGAGAAGGAGGCTACTAATGAGACCAGACCTTAAGGAATTTCTGCTTGATATGCTCGTGGTGGCTTGCTGTCTGTATGTCGTGGCTCAGGCGGTCAAGGCTCTTATTTTGTTTATTTGAGGAGTTTAGAAAATGAAAATCAAAAAAATTGCAGTTTATACATTCGAGGAGCTCACCCAGTCCTCTAAAGAGAAGGCTGTAGCGAAATTTGCCCAAGGTGATGAATATCCTTGGTTTGATGATGCGATGGCATCGGCTACGGCTTTTGTGGGTCACTTTGGGGCTAAGATCACCGATTACTCTATCGGGGCTGAATCGTATCGGGGCTATGTCAAAACCACGATAGAGCCCAGCTCGTTCCGTGGAATGAAGCTCAAAGACTTTGATCGGGATCATATGCCTACGGGCTATTGCATTGACTGCGATCTGTGGCAAGAGTTTTACGATGAATTTAAAAAGACGGGTCATGCTCATCATGCTTTCAATATGGCTCTGGAAGCCTTTCTCCATGCGGTTGCCCGTGATGTAGAGCATTATTTTAGTTTTGAAAATATTGGCGAAATGCTCACCATCAATGAATACGAATTTCACGATGATGGTAGTCGTTTTTACGCTGTTGAAGCTGTTGAATAAGGAGAAAAAAATGGCTGAATTGATTGATAGCATGACTGTTAAATCCCCTCTGATGCTGGAGGGGTCTTGGGGTGAGAGAGGTTTGGGGGAGCATGAATCTACCCTTGAGCTCTACTACCATAAAGACAATACAGGGTTTATTGAATGGGATATTCCCTCGCTAGATCGTTTTGAGTGTATCGGTCTCTGGTTTGACATTGACAAGGACGGCAAAAGATCGCTGTCTGAGTATGACGGAGTAATGAGTCTTAACGACCATGCAATCGCTTTGCTACGCAAGAACGGGGTTGTGGTCGGGTCAGATTTCGAGTGATACCTCAAAGCCCTCTATGAGGGTTTTGGGATTGTCATTTGGCAATCATTAACTGCTAGGAGTAATTATGAAAAAGTATGAAGTAAAGGTGTATCACTCCGTCATCAAAGATTTTCATGATGGGGTGGAGTATGCCGTGGATATAGGGGTGGTTGAGAAGGGGGTTCCCTTTGAGGCTTATTGGGATAGCTGGATCGATCCACGGATGTATTTCAACATGAGCCAGACCGAGCTCGATGCTTTAGAAGTAGGGGACGAGGTTGCTGAAGGCGATACTTTGATGGAGATTGATAAAGAAAATCCGTCCATATGGGAAGCTGAATACGATCCAGATGAATATAACGATGATGAAGGAGTTTTTGAATGATTACCAGAAAACAGAAGTGGCAACAGGGTTTTGATTCTGCCCAAGCTATCAAGGGTGGGCGGGAAGGGCATTTTGGAGCAAAGCTGGCTGAAGCGTATTTTTATGCTGACGGCACGAATGCCATGATTTTGTATGAGAACTTCCCTCAGTATTTCCAGCTCGCACCCGTAAGGCTGGATCCTGACCAAGAGCCTACACAAGTAGATAAGGCTTACTTTGCAACGCAATTGACCAATTACTTAGAGGAGCAGAAAGATGCCTAAATACAATGTTTTGGCAACAATAAACCAATACTTTGAAGTAGAAGCAGAAACGGCTGAAGATGCCGAAATGGTGGCTTTTAATGGGTATCGGTCTGGGGAATTGGTAATTGACGATCACCCTATTTTTGTTTGTGATGAGTGTGACCGACTGGAGGAAGACGATGAAGAATAAATACTTAATCGAGACCAGCGAGACCTGTCTGGTGCATAAGCAGTATGTAGTTGAGGCTTACACCATTGAGCAAGCTAAGGACATCGTGATGCGTGGCGATCTATACGACTGTGGTCGTGAGCTCGATCATTACATTACCGATGATTTGGATGTAAATGAAATCAAATCCGTTAAACATTGTGGAATAGTGGAGGAAGAAAATGCCTAATTGGTGCTTTAACCGACTAACAGTCGATACAACAAACGAATCTGGAAAGCTCTTATCTGAGGCTTTCCGTCCTAAATATAAATACGAAGATAGCGATGATCTTTATGCCCGTCCGTTCAATGATCTGATGCCATGCCCAGAGGATCTTCATTGTGATGCTGGCTTCTTTGGTCAGGGCTCTGATAAAGAGAAGGAGATGCAAGCTCTTTATGCCAAGAACAAGGAGAAGTATGGCTATGAGCATTGGTATGACTGGCAAGTTGCTAACTGGGGGACGAAGTGGGATGCACGGGTCGAAGACTTTGATGATGACAATCCTGAGGATGTCATGATCTATTTTGATACGGCTTGGAGCCCTCCCATTGAGTTTTTAAGATGGTTTAGCGAGCAACATCCTGATGTCTCTTTTGAAATGGAATATGACGAGGAGGGGATGTCTTTTGAAGGTAAGTGCTCGAATTGTCTGGAGTTAGGATTTATTGACGAATGCTGGGATATTGGTGCCGAAGAAAAATGGCTAAAGGAGAATGAAAGTGAAGATTAAAAAAGTAGAGGTGCTGGTTTCTGCTGGTCAGTATGTCATCGGGGATCCTTGCTATGCCGTGCCAGATAAAGACTGGTTGCCGTTGTTAGAGACTTGCAATTACTTTGAAAGCCCTATTGGATATGTAAAGGACGGGCTCCAGAAGTTTGCAGTTTTGGCTTTTGGCACTAAATGGGGCGATGGTTGCTACGCTGGGTCAGATGGTCGTGAGTATGGGGTAGATGCTGGCTTGCTGGGTCTGGTTCCCGTAGAGCTTGTAGAAGACCTTCCAAGGCATGATGGAATTGTTGTGACATTCGATAAAGAAACTCTGTGCGTAGATGACGGGTCTGGCAAGCTCAAGTTTGGTCACATTGTTATTGATACTGATCCAGTAGAGGAGGAAGAAGATGAAGAAGAATATTAAATTTGAAGTGCAAGAGAACACAATCTGCGATGGCTGGGTGAACACTTGGCATGAGTATGACGATGACAACAACGAGATCCCTATGACCTTTGACACCTTTGAGGAGGCATTGGTCGAGCTGGATGAATTCCTATACGACATGACCAAGGCTTACAACATGGGCGATATCAGCATTCTTGAGGATCGGGAAAATTTTAGAATTGTGAGGGCTCATCATGGCTAAAGTAATGATTGAAGTAAATATTCCGTCTCACGGATCCAAGGCCGAGGCAGAGATGGCAGTCAAAAGGCATTTTGATCCTGATTGGATGGCAAGCTGGTGGCATATTTCTGATGTGCATTCTTGTGCCAACGGATTTGAGGATGATGATGCACACGATTTGACAGATGAAGAGGCTCAAGAAGTATTGAGGCTCATGAATAAATACCACGATTGCGAAATCGGAATTAACTGGGATGTTATTGAATCATGGGTAAACCATGTAAAAGGTTTAAGAAAGGAAAAAGCATGAATCAAGCTGATAAAGATGCACAGAAGTGGATGGAAATGAATCAGAAGGCACAATACAGGGAGCTGATCCGTGCCAAAGAATTGGGCGATGCCCATTACATTAACCAGCATGGCGATGTTGTAGTAGAGAAAGAAAAAGATGAATCTTAAAGATGGCAAGGGGCAAGTCCCCATTCGCAATCAGACCACTAACGACCAGACTCCTTGGTTGTTGGTGGCTTTTCCTACCAAGAAAGAATTTAAATCTATCTATCCACGGCTCAGGGGTGAGCTTCGGGATAAATACTGGAAAATCCTTGTCTCACGGGCTAAAGGGAAAACTCTGGCAGAATCTGGAGCCCCCTTTGGTATCACCAGAGAAAGGGCTCGCCAGATTGAGGCTAAGTTTCAGAGGCTTATCGGTGAGAAGTATTGGTCACAAACAAGATATTCTTTGACTATGCTTTCACTAACCCCGTCTGCAACAATTTTAGCTTCAATGCCTGACTCGCTTTGAAATTGCCGACTCGTTTATGGTAATCGTTGAAATCCTCCCCGACTGTGGGGGAGATCCAATACGGCTTGCCTGTTTCTATGGCAGTATTCTCTCCAACATGGTTGGGGTCGTTGTCAGCAACGATGACCCCCTCCCTAATTGTCCCCGCTACGAACTTCATGTTACTTGCACTAAAGCAAACATAAATCGAATACTTGAGGTTGTTGGACTTCATGACTTCTCTAATCGAGAGTCCAGTAGCGTAACCCTCGCAAAAAATCGGAATGCCTTTTGCATTCATGCAAAAACTTGCCCCTTTGGTCGTTTGACCATGCAAGAACTTCTTATTCCCCTCGTCATCGATGAGTTGCACACCCACCAGCCTGTTGTCGATCCTCATTGGTATAACTAGAATGCGTTTGCCATCCTTCTCCCAGACATTCCCTTGCTCGTCAGGAAATCCCTTGCGCTCAAGATATGGATGGGTTCCAAGCTGGGTCTGGTGCATGATCCAGCCAGCTTTGGCAGATGCTTTATCAGCCGACTCCTGGCGTTGGCGGTGAGAGTCATTGATCCTCTCTTTAACTTCGGGGCTTGAGGCATTATGACCATCAGCAAACCAAGTGACTGGCTTATTCATCGTTGCCCAGTTTTGCACCCAGCCAACATTACCTAAGAATTTATATCGTCCGTTGCTACTGCGTGGATGATCTTCTGTAGGTGTTGGAACCCATCGATCAAAATGTAATGCGTTCATGATTAACCCATGTGACCTAGCAAAATCCTCAAATCTCATCTTGCATCCTTATTTTTACGCTTGCTCCAAGCAATGTTTTTATGACGAACCCATCCCATCGTTGTTAGTGACGGGATTCGTTTAATTTCTTCTAGTCCCTTGGGCCATACTCCAAACTTCTCTCGATACTTATGGCTTGCCCAATGCTGGTTGTAGGCTTTGCTGTCAGCGATGTATAAGAGCTCTGAATAGAAATGTTGTTTCTCATTTTTGTCCGCTTTAGGTTTATCACCCAATGCAATAAGCTCACCAGCAACAGTCTCTACAATTTTCTTTTTACGAACATAGCCACAGGCTGGGCAACTATCGCTGTTAGAAGGCCATAAATGCTTACATTGTGGACACTTGCTTGCCTCTTTGACTCGTTCTGTAGGTTCTTTCTTGGCTTTCTCTGCTTTGTTATCCAGATCTTTAACGCCATCCATGTAAACCTCATCCCAGTCATCACGGAATCTTAAAAAGTTTCCTGAGTGATCTAGCCAGAGAGCAAACTCTTTGCCCTCATGCGGTCTCATTACACGACCCATCTGCTGAATATGTGAACTAAGAGACTTACTAAATGGGCGAGCTGATACCCCAACCATAACATCAGAGACATCAAACCCACGAGTAAGAATATCAGTAGCGATAAGCCCATGAATATCTGTGTCAGGCTTTGCAAATTCCTCAATTGCTTCCCTTTTAAAATCATCATTGTCCTTATAAGAAATTGAAACAAAGTTATAACCTTTGGCTGCAAATTGCTGAACTAAGTCTGCTCCATGCGCTACACCAGCACAAAACACAATGGTCTTGCGTGGTCTACCGAACACTTCAAGGCATTTCTTTTCCCATTCGGCAACAATATCACCCGTGATCTGCATTCCTCTCTTGGTTACTTCTTCTGGACTCCATTCACCAGCTATCTTTTTTGCACCTTTCATGTCGATTTCTTTAGAGATATAGACTTTGAGAGGGCATAACCATTTTTTATCTACTAAAGATTCGGTAGTAGCTCCACAAACTACATTACTGTAAAGCTCTCCAAGACCCTTGGTAAAAGGGGTTGCGGTCAATCCAATAACTTTTAGTTTGGGGTGGTTTTTAATCAGATCAGAAATCTGTTTGCGGGTGATGTGGCACTCATCTACGATCAATAGATCAATATCAGGGATATCTTGACGTTTTTCTAATGTCTGAGCTGAACATACTTGGATGCGCTGGGTGCGATCAAATTTCCAATGATTAGCCTGATAAACCCCATGCTTGATTCGATACTTTGATAGCCGTGCGCTGGTTTGATCTACTAACACAATGCGATCTAGGATAATGGCTGACTTCTTGTATTTATCTGAAGTAGCTTTCATCAATGAGATTGCTACTTCAGTTTTGCCAAATCCTGTTGGTGCATAGAGTAGTTGTGTCCGATGCCCATCTATAAAGCCCTGTCTTAAAGCATCAATAACCCACGACTGATGCTCTCGTAATGCTAATTCCATACACACTCCTTAGCTTCCGCAAACCCTGCGGTGTGGGTAAAACTATTTATTTCCTAGCGAGTCCTTAAGCATACCAGAAAGTTGTTCTAGTGCAAAAGCAAAATCAAAAGCAGCTTCAAAATCTTTTTTATTAGCTGCATCATTGATCTGTAATAGCAATCTCTGGGCTTTAATAATATAAAGAGAATAGTCTTCCATTATTATTTTTCCTTTTTTCTTTTTTCAGCATTGATCTTTGCATTAAGGGCTTTTATTGCTTCTGCACAACGGTTTTGCCACATATCTCTGCTCTCACGCAACGATTCATTTTCAATTTCTGTAATTCGTAAGCGTTCACGCAAATTCGTTACAGTTTCTTCAATGTCGATCTTTTCAATTTCAGAGGCATTCCATTGACCAATGGCGATTTTGTCACGAAGTAATGTATTTTCTTCTGCAAGCTCTTCAATGGTATGTGCCAGCTCTCGCTTTTGCTCATCATCATCTACAAATTGAGCTGAAGATACATCTGGCTTGGCAATCTTTTGTTCTACTTTTTTACCAAGATTCTTTGTCTTAATCGTAGATTCTTTGCCTTGTTTATTAACATAGGTCTTTTCTTCTGGTTCCACGATTTCATTGGCCTTCTTAACACGGCCTACAGTCATCGCAGAAACGCCTATATGCTTGGCAATCACGGCATTTGTCCACATACCCCAAGTAGGGTGCTGTAACATGATTAAGACCGATTTACGATAGTCTTCTGCCGTCATGTTTAAGCCGTGCTTATTGTCCCCAAGGGCAAACAGCGTGGCATCTTCTACAGTTCCTTGCCTTACATCGCAGTCAATCGAAGTATTGCCGATTTGTTTGGTTGCAAAGTAACGATGAAATCCTGATGCCAGCCAGTAGTCTGTGCCATCGTGGAATACTGTGATGGGCGGGAATATCTCACCATCCTTCATTTGCTCTGCGTATTCGGACACTTTGTCCTGGTTAAGTTGTTTGCGTATCTGTGTGCCACCATCGATACGAATGTTTAGTACATTTAGCTTTTTCACTTTTTCTCCTAGCTTTTGGGTTAATCAGTATATCAAACGCCATCTTTAGTAGTAACTACATACTAAGAAGTCAAACTAAGTAGCGAGATGCTTTTTGGTGAACGCACCTAGCCTTATCCTAGATGCCTTCAACTGTATGCTTTTTGGAGCCACAGCACCCGACAGACGTCCGATTATGGGCTCTCTCTTCGCCACCCATTCCCCTGTTACAAATCTATCCCACAGTAGGGGTTCTTCCAATATAGCTGCTGTTAGTCCGACCTATATTGTGTAGCAGGGAAAATGAAGAGGTGAATACTGACGAAGTTAATCGTCAATTTCACACCTACATTTTCCTAGCCCAATTAGGTTACATCAGAGAAAAATTATTTGCAATAGTTTTACAAAGAAAAACACCCAGTTTTTTAGGCTGGGTGTTTAGGATCGTGGGGATCCGAGGGCTTGCTTTGCACAAGTCTCTGCTAGGAGAATGTAGATGTGCGTGTCAGTAGTGTGGGCTGACATACGAAATATACCACAAAATTTTAAAATAAATCAAGATGTAGTGTTTATGTGGTCATTTTCAAACAACCAAGCTATAGTTTTTCGATGCGCTTCTTCCCACATTTCTACCCGTTCTGCCCTAGATAGGGACTTTCCCTGATCTAGCTCGGAATGACAGGTAAAGCATAAAGCCCCAATTCGATAATCGTGAGCTTTAATGCCACGGCCTTTGCCGTCCCGTAGCTGGTTGCTATGAGCTGCCACAACGGTTCCATCCTGCCTTCCGCAATGCTGGCAGGGAGACTGGCGCACAATCTCCAATAGCTTCTTATTTCGATACATTAGATGTCCCAAGGGTTAGCTTTAACCAGATCACTTTGTGGAACAAAATATACAGGAGTCCGACCATTCCCTTTATCATCAAGGTATTTAGGCTGTTTGGCATCTCTGGCATACATATAGCCACGAACCTTATATTTGCCATTTTCGCCCGTTAAAAGCCAGTAACGCTGGTTATCCTTGTCCCTTGGCCTGATGATTAGATTGCCATTGTCGTATTTGGTAGCTCTAACTTCTTCTTTGCCAACATCATCTCCATCAATGACACCAGACCCTTCCCAATGGATCCCAAGATACTTTGATAGGGCATATTCAGATAAAACTCCTTCTATCTGAAGCTCCCATTTGGTATTGGCATCTAAACCATATTGAGGAGTAGCTTTACGTTCAAGAAACTCTAAGTGACGAATAATTCCAGCCTGAGCCACCATCAGAATCTGTTCTTTGGTAAGTTCTATTAACATCTGCCATCTATATCAAAGTTTTTACTATCCAATAGATTTTGATACGCCTGGTGATAAGCATCTCGTTCTTTAGTTACTTGCATGAGCAAACCATTGAGACGGTCTATCTCGTTCTGTTGGATACGAATCTGCTTACGAAGGTAATCATCGGCCTCTTCCCGATCATCGGTAGTAAATGTAGTCATTTCTCACTTGCCTTTCTTAACTCATAAAACTCCAGTAAAGCATTGGCGAATAGAACAGGAAAATCGGCATCTGCTCCAGCCCTAGATAGACCTTCTGCTACACCGCTTTGATGCAAATAAATGTTGTGTATTTCTTCTTTAGTTATCATTTTCTTGTGCCTTTCTTAGTATTGCTCTAGCAAATTCTCTAACTTCATCAGGACTTAAAAAACCCATGTGTCCATCGTATTTTTCAAGGTAGATTTTGTTTATTTCCTCATCTGTTAGTTCTTTAAACACAGGCACAATTTGCCCATCCTCAAGGATTTTCATAGGTTGTTTTAAAAATTCTATGTTGTAAACTTGTTTATCCATTTCTGACAATATTTCTTTAAAAAATTTATTTTCTTTTTTTAAATTATTTAATTCATCTGTTAGTTCTGATTTATAAGACACATATTCCCCAGCCATGTGACTAGCAGTTCTATCAAATGATTCGTCTTGTTCTTTTACTGGATGGGATTCCAAATACTTAATCTGCTCATTAGCGTGATACAAGCCTGATTTAAGATTATCATTTTGCGTTGCCATCAAGTTGTATTGCCGTTTCCAATAAGTAGCGTTTTTAACTGGCTCACCACCATCATTGAGTT